GGTTGACGCCATCTTTTCCCTGCCCCGCTGCATCGCCTTCTTGAACGCTCTCGTCTTCGCGGCTTTCGCCAGCGCATTCGTTTCCGCCATCTTCATTCCCTCGTGTTCGAGCCGCCGCTCGGGATTATCTATCTGCATCCGTAGTGTGGGCACGCATTGCCCTCAGTCCGGGCGCTGGCGCATCCTCATTGGGAACTACCGCGGCTTGGCGGTAGTTCGGGGTCTTCAATAGTCACAGGATCGGAAATGCCATGGAAACCCGGAAAGCTGGTCGGAGCAGCGACCGTCCGAAGCCAAAGTTTGGCGCCGGCAGCATGATACTAATCGGATGCTGCGTAGCGGCGGCGATAGTAGGTATCTTCATTGGCGTCATCGTCATTTATGGCGGGCTCCAAGCTGCTCTTTAGCCGTTGTGTTTGAGGTGCCGACGTATTCGCCGTGCCGCTCATCGGCATGCCTCCATGATCGCCTCGGCAGCCGCAGCAGCCCTCTTCGGATTGCACCGGCCCATCTGGAGCCGCCGGGTCTGGTGGCACCAATCGCACATGGGTTCCGTAGTGCCGGGATTGTCACCGGCGACACAGGCCTTGATGTATCTGGCCTTCCGCGTTTCGTACGCGCCGCAGACGCAGCGAACGACCCAATTCTGGCCATTGGACGAGACGACCTCGGCAGCGATGCCGATCACCGTCAGACGACCGATCTTGATTCCCTTGAGATCGATAAACGCCGGCTGGCCGAGCTCCTGCGCCGTCGGCGCGCGGGTCATAAGTGGATCGTTCGAATGGATCTTGCCGGCCAGCGTCGGCACCCATTCGAAATGCTCCCCTCTCGCCGCTACCCTGCCGGCAACCTTGTCACCAGGGAGGAGCGGAGCGACGGCATCCATGTCTACGCGAGCGAGCCGGGTCATTCGATCCACCCTTCCCTGAGAGCTTTACCCACCAGTGCTGGGCGGCCATAGCAACCGGTCTTGATACCGGCTCGGTTGAGCGCTGCCCGCACTGCCGTGGGCGTCGTCCCCATGATCTCAGCCATCTCCTCGGCAGATTTGCCGAACGAGGCCCAGCGGATGCACTCCAGCTCGCGCGGGCTCACCGGGCATAGCGGTGAAGATTTGTTTCGCTTTCCGAACCGGAAGTCCGGTTTGTCGCTACTCGTTACCGCAATCATCTGAAGCTCCTTTCGGAACGCTCCAATTCGGAGCGGAGGTATTCTTCTCGGGTTTGAGGTTTCTGCAGGTGGGATAGGCCGTTCGGCCTGGGAGGTGGCTTATCGGGCGGGCGCGCTGGCTGATCCTTCCAGCGGTCGTCGGATAACCACTTCACCGGGGAGCACCACTGGCGATCATCGGTCTTGGCGGCATAGGCACGGACGCCGGCCATGATCTCGTCGAGGCTGGCGCGCTTGATGGCTTGGGAGAAGGCTCTTTCTGCCGACGGCCTGCCCGTCTTGTTGGGGTATGCTTCCCAAAATTCCTTGAAAGGAAGATCGACTTCAGGCGCGCGCGCGTCTTCCGAAGGGTCTGTATCTGTCTCTGTATCTGGTGTTGCGCTTGCGTTCGCTTGCGTTCGTTTGCGTTCGCGCCATTCCCTTGCGCGTTCGGCAGCGCCGTCTTCTCGCTTCGGCTGCCTTTTCTCCCAACTGGAGAACCTGCCATTGGCGATCATGCCCTTGTCTTCCATGGCGGCGACAATGGCTTCGACGTTCTCGGGCTCGCAGCCGTAGAAATATGCCAGGCCTTCGGCGTCATAGCCTTCGATCGATCCGCGGTCGGCTGCCTGGGAGGCACGATCCATCAACGCCCAAGCCACCGCCACGGCGATCCCAGGAGCTACGCCGGCACGCTTCGCGATGCCAAGCCATTTCGGATCTGTCGGAGCGCCATGCCAGGAGCGGAACCAGTCGGTCATTTCCACACCTCGACGTCGATATTGTAGGCTGCCTTGATGATCTTCTGGACGCGCCGGAAGTCTCGGGTGATCACGCCTTTCACGTCGACCACTCGGAATCGGCTGTCCTGGTCGTGGTCTATGAAGGCAAAGTCGGCGCGATAGCTCCCGATGATCTCGCCGTTGACGATCAGGTTGAATTTGTGCTGGCGCTCGAAACCGGAGATCCGGCCAGTGCGCTCGAGGAGCCTCAGTTCGCCGTAGACTTCCGCCTCGCGCTTGCTGTCGAAGGTAATCCCGTCGACAACTGTCTTTCGGGCGCCGAACTTGTTCCCGCGCTTCGGCTTTGCCATCGCATCCTGGTACTTCTTGGCGGACATGCGTTCGGTCATGACGCGCCACCCTTGTCCCACCAGTTGCCAAAATGGACGCGCCCGCCCGTGCATCGCCAGTCATTCTTGCGCAGATGCCCGAGCAGCTTCTTTGCCTCCGAGCGCGTCATCCGGAAGGAATCCCAGCACCAGTTGCCGACCCAATACGAACGACCCACGATCTTGAATGTGCGGCGGTGGATGCGGATGAAGTCTTCGCCGGCCGTGAACGTGACGTCGACCATGCCAGGCGTCTCAAGATCATTCTCAGCATAGGCGGCGGCAGCCACCTTCCCGGCGAAGGAACCGTCGTCACCGTCATTGCAGGCGAAGTGGATGGTGGCATACCTCTTCATGCCGGCCTCCGGGCGCGGGTGTCGCGCAGCTCGGCACGGAGACGGTCGTTTTCAACCTTGTCGGCATACTTCCGGTCCATCCGCTCATTGATCAGCCGGTCAGCCTCGTGCTCGGGGATGTCGAGGGCTTCGCTGATGGCGATCGTATCGGGCCCGTGGCGTTGGTAGGCTTCGGAGAAGGTCATGCGATCCCCCTCCTCTCGCATTCCACTCCGGCATGCCCGTCAGCGATCTTGAAAGGGAAAACGAGAAAACACAGATCATACGATGGCGCTGCGCCGCAGCGCTTTCCTTGTTGATCACCAACGTTTTCAGTGAGGTAGAAATGACCCCGAAGATGTTCGACCGACCGGTTTATCTCAAAGAGAAGAAAGGCATCGTCCGTGAGATAACCACCCTCGATGATGCTATCGATTTTCTCGAGGATTGGCCCGAACGCGACAGAGACCTCATCCATGAGGTCACCCTCAAGACCTGCTTCATGGCCCACGATGGGCATAAGCCGCTTAACGTGGCGCGCGATGCAATACGGGCCTTCGGAAAGAAGAAGGGCATTCTCGTGAAGGCGCCGGCGGTCCAGCCCTGGATGATCGGCGGAACGACGGGCGGCGGACGAATCTCCGCTTGATCGTTCCCGGAACGAGGAGAGGCTGCAATTGCGGCCTCTCTGATGACGCCACGAGGTTTCGCAAATGGTCATTATGCCACCTCGCGTCGATGTGACGAATGCTCTAGTCTGCGTCCGACATTTGAAGGACAGACTTGATGCAGACGCCTTGGACTAAACCCGTCGTTGTTGCTGTCGGCGAGCCCCCGGTCGAGACGACGGTGGGCACGACACAGGACGCGTCCTGGGCTCTCATTGAGGATTGGCCGATCGAGGAAGGCCCGGCACTGACGCGCGCCCTGGCGATGTGCGCAGGCGTTTTGGAACGCAAGAACAAGCCTGACGAGGCTAGAAGCGCATTCGTCGAGGCAGCACGAGAGGCTGGCGTGCTGGTGAGTGCGTAAGGCCTTCATGCCGCCACCTCGTCGAACTTGGTGGCCTCGTTGCCGAAAGAATGCCATCCCGCGCGGCTTTCGCGGGCGAAGACGTCAGCACGGCGCGCGTGCGGCATGATCCGGTCGCAGAGTGCATAGAACTCATCCGGCTTGCGGCTGTGCTCGCGAGCAACTCCGTCAAAGATGGTCTGTGGAATCGCCGCTTGTTTCGGATTGCCGAGCGTTGCGACGACGATCACCTCGCCGGTCGTGCGGACACGGTATCCAGTGCCCATGCGGACCTTGCCAGTCGGTGTCGTCTTCCGCCAGACGAGGAGAGACTTGTACTCGAAGCCCCAAGCCTTCACGCACTCGATCGCCAGCGGCAATTGCGGCGCGGTCGCCCAGCAGTAAAGGAGGCAATCCATAGAGGCGAGCTTACCCACCGGGAGCGCCATGACGTCGGCGTCCTTCATCAGCTCGTATTTCGCCAAGGCCGACTTCTTCGCACCCTCCTTGCTGTAAAGGTCGAACCCCCAGGGCGGATCGATGACGAGAAGCTCGTAGTGGAGCGGGAGGAGCGGATCAAAGAACCAGGTCATGGCGCTTCTGGGCCTTTGGTCCCATCCAAGCCCCGGACCTTCGCCCAATGGCTTAAAATCCAGGAACGGCTACGCCAGTTTCGACTTTCCTTTTCGAGTGATAGGTAAGATGGAACACGATGACCGAAGATCTTTGGGATAAGCCGATTGAGCTGATGATCGAAAACTCGGACCACTTCCGCAGCGTCAGTGGCAGCCGGGAGGCTGTGGCCTGCCTGATGACTTCTTGGCCGACCCCGGCGGGCAAGCGTTTCGCGGCCGCTCGGCGAGCGTGCCTCGGTGCGATCGAGGGGAAAGTCAAAGCGGCTGTTGCGCGCCGCGCGTTCATAAAAGCCGCGGAGGAGGCCGGCATACTTCGCTCGTGACCCCTCGCCCCTTCTCTGCAGCCGATCCGGGAAACCGGGAGAACGCGCATGCTCGATGTAGACTGGAGAGTACCCGTATCGGTCGGACTCCATGGCCCGGGAGATCACGACCTGATCTTTTGTACGAGAGATGCAGCTGACTGCCTTCTCAATGACTGGCCGGTAGATGACGGAGAGAACTTCCATGAGGCTCTCCGAACATTCATGCTCGTTATCGATGGCCGTGCAGAACCCGAGGAAGCTCGATCTGCATTTGTAGCGGCGGCTAAGGAGGCGGGTTTGTTGGTGATCGACTGATGTCATGCCGCCTGCTCCCTCTTGGCGAGCGCCTTCAGGTACGCACCCTTGATCTCCTCGAACCGGGCGATGTCGTATTCCTTGGTGGCGATTTCAGTTTCAGGACGCGGTCGCTTAGAGCCGTGGCCGTGGTCTTCGAGCCAGGTCTTGGCACTGGCAATGCGGCGGTCGAGCCATGCGATCATTTCGGAGGGGTCGGTCATGCCGCGATCCTCCCCGCCTTGATCAGCTTCTCCATTATGTCAATGCGCTGACCGATCCACCGCATCGCGTTGACTGCCATCGAGTTTCCGAGGGCCTTGTATCGAGGCCCATCAGGGGCGGATGGCTTGTTGCGCCAAGGGATGTTCGTGAAATCGTCGGGGAAGCCTTGAAGACGTTCGCACTCGCGCGGGGTTAGGCGACGGACTGCCCAAGCCTGCTGGATGTAATCCCCGCCTTGGTTACCTCCGACGGGGCCACCGGCCATGATGGGCTGCGCAACATCAACTTCGCGTGCCTTGTAGTCCTTGCCACTATTCTGCGGCATGATTGACCAAGCAATTATGTTGTCGTCATCTTCCTGCCGGCGGCCGGCGTATCCTCCCTTTCCTTGACTTTCCGCGCCCCGGGTCAACGTTTTGGCGATGACGGGAACAATAGGGGTCCCTCGCCCGGTTCCATCTCCCGAAGCGCCGAACCCCTCGCCGCGCAGCGCGTGAGCGACAAGCATCGTCGGTGCGGTTTCCGCGCCCATGCCAGGCTGACGTTCACCGCCTGTCGAGTTCCCGCCTGCAGGCAAGGTTGCGGCGATTTCCGCAACGAAGGTCTCGACTTCGAAGTCTTGGCGTTGACCATGGGCCGTCAGGGCCGTCGAGACGTCGATCGGTCCGGCCGTATTACCGCCGCCAAAATCTTGATTTACGAGGTAGTCGGCGGGGTTGTCGTCATTTGGCGTCCCGCCACGGCGGCCAAGGCTTGCCGTAATTGTTCCGGCAGTTCTTTGCCCCGCTTCTCGGCGCGGCGCAAAATCCCCGCGCATGCCTTCGGGCTCAAGTAGTACCGCTGCGGCACGTCGCCAGTCTCCAAGATATCCGACAAGGAAGACACGGCGCCGTCGCTGTGGGACGGCACGAGCGTACTCGTCCACTCGGACATATTGAGCGTCAAGAACCCGGTAGGCGAACCCATACCCGCATTCTTGAACGAAACTGAGGAACGTGGCGAAGTCGGCGCTTTCGAGCCCTTCGTCGCCTTCGACTTCTTCGTCTTGTTCATCATCAGTGTGAGAGGAAAGGACGCCGGGGACGTTTTCCCAGACGATCCAGCGGGCGCGCAGGCGGCGAGCCAAGGCGAGATATTCGAGGGCGAGGTTGCCGCGCGGATCATCCAGTCCGAGACGCTTTCCAGCGACGGAAAAGGACTGGCAAGGGGTTCCTCCGACCAGAAGGTCAATAGGTCCTGCTTCTGGGCCGATCTGCGTGAAGTCGCCATAGTTCGGAATCCCGTTTTTCGCCAGCGGCTCGCCTGGCATGTTGCTACCGTAGTGATGAGCGAGGACCGCGGAGGGGAAAGCCTCGATCTCGCTGAAGAATGCCGGAATCCATCCGAGCGGATGCCAGGCCATGGTTGCGGCTTCGATGCCGCTGCAGACGGAACCGTAACGCATCATTCGCCCCCGTCCTTCAATTCCGGGCAAATCCAGTCCGCCCTATCGGCCCATTTCTTGGCCCGGGCGCGCCACCGCTTGGCGATGCTCATGCTGCTTCCTCGATTTGCTTGAGGTGCCGGTCACCGCGCATCCAGGACGCCCAATCCGCTTCGGGCACGCCAGCGAATGTGAGGAGATCCATCATCTCGTAGGCATCGACGCGAAGCGCCGTCTGTTCGTACAGCGACCGGACGCGTCGGCGGGTCCAGCCTTCGCCACCTTCAGAAAGGCGCCCGTAAATGTCCTCCAGCGCCTCGGCTAAGGTCACATTTCGCGGCAAACGCTTGATGAACCGCTTGATCAGGACGTGAGCGATCAGGCCATCCAACTGCTTCCGATTGTCCGGTTTGCGCAGTGACCATCTGACTTCAGCCTTGCCGTATTCGACACGGCAAGGCGTCGAGTTTTCAGCGATGAACTTCATCATCGCGTCGTCGGCCTTGAACCACTCGCCTTCCACGCGAAGGCTGGCAAAGCGCTTCTGGAAATAGCGCTCTTCAACTTTGTCTCCGTCGCAAGTCGCGAAGAGAACAATAGGGGCTGAAGCCGATATTTTTTTCAGGCGCCGATCGAGATCATTGGTGAAACCTATCTTCACCATCGCAGGATCGTTACGCATAGCCACAAAATAGACAGTCATTCCCTGTTCTCCTTCAGCTCAGGGCAAATCCATTCACCAAGAGAGGACCCCCAGGCTCTAAGCCTCGCGGCGATCTTCATGCGCTTTGACAAGCTCAGCCATCTGACGAATACGGGCGGTTTTCTTGATGTATTCGGCATGCTCGTCCCTCGCTGCTCGCAGTGCTTCCGCCGTCTCGAAAAGCTCGACCATCTGGAAGTGCTTCACGATTTTGCTCTCGTTGTTGCGCCAAGCCCTAAGCTTGCGCTCTGTCCATTGGTTTTCGGGATCGTCTCGATGAGGGAACCGCGCCCGCAATTCCCGGCAAGCATTGCGGAACATATCGCCGATGTGGCGACTTGATCCGATCACTTCGATCAAGAAATTTGCTGTAGCTACGTCACTCATTTGCTTACGCTCTACCTGTTTTAGTTTTTCCGAATCTCCGGGTGAGATTTCCATTTTTCCCGTTCGCTCCTGTGCGATTGTCTCTGTGCTTAGGAGAGACTTGCGATGCACAAGAGCGAGATTGATGGAGAGAACACCGGCCACGACGCCAATCAGGCTAGTGATCTCTCCAGGTCCGCCGCTCGCGGGACCTCAGTCATTCCATTCCGCAGGGCTAAATCCGCCGCTTGCCCTGCCGCTGGTGGCGATCCGCCGTCGCCGCCAGCCCCTTTCGAAAGTCTCGGATCGGTCACTCAAGCCGTCGTCTTGCGACTGGCGAATGATACTGTCCGGTTGAAAGTGATGACTGCCGGCCCGCGGGAGGAGGAGACGGACCGGCAGCCCTGACGGAGGTGTGATCAGTCCCCGCCCGCCAGTTTTGGAAACTCAGTCCCGATTTCGTCCTTTGCCTGCTCGCACTTGGCGCCGACGATGCAGAAGATCACCGCGCAGCCGATACAGATCAGGGCGAAAGCAATTCCAATGGTGACGAATGCCGCGGTCATGCGACCCTCCCCGTTTGGATTTCCGTATGCTTGGTGAAGATGTTGAGCCCGCCGTCGGACCGCTGTCGCAATGCTTTGCGCCGGCGGATTTCGGCTTCGGCTTCTTCCCGGTTACGTCCGGATACCGCGCCGAGTTCGGGATCGACGATGATGCAATTTCCATCGTGGGTGATGATCGTGCTCATGCTTCCTCCAGTTCGATTTCGAAGGCGGCCATGATCTCGGAGGCGCGATGAGGCACTTCCTTCGCCAGATCGGCGGCGATCTTCCGTTCTTGTGCTGGGGTAAAATCCCGCGCGGCGCGCTGCCAACGGATCACGTCGAGGAGTTCATCGTCACCGTCGTATTCGATGACCGGATATTGAATGCCCAGGTTGCGAGCGATGTTGTATCGAGCCCAGCCGTCAAGGATGACGTTGCCGCGCCGGACGATCGGCTGCAGAACTCCCTCGAAAGCTATCGATGTGCCAAGAGCGTCGTATTCACGAGCCGTCAGTTCCGGGAAGCAGTGACCGAAGCCCGCTCGCCTCATGGGATTGGGTGGAAAGTCTTCGAAGGTGACAGTGCCGCGGGTGGCCGGAGCGGCACTGACCGCGGCTCCGGCCGTTGCGGCGATGACTTCATGAGCGTCTACATGATCGCCTCCTGCGTTGGCGGCGGCGCTGCCCGACCTATGGGGAGTTACGCGCTCGGCGCTGGGGAGAACCGTCGCTGCAGCCGCAACGGCGTCGTTTTCGGAAAAGGTGTCGGGGATGCCATGTGCATAAGCGGCGGCATCCCCTACCGGTGCAGCGGCCGCAGCCGACTGCTCCTTGCCTCCGGTTCGGCAATCGTCAGCAAAGCCGACCATCGAGGCGCGCTGACGCTCGCTCTCCTCAGAGGCCCTACTAGCCGGATCATGAGAAGATGCGGCACCCTTGTCCGCAAATTCCTCCTCGACGTTCGCCACGGGATTGGTGCGGGTCCTCTCGGATACCGCCTCCGCCGCCTTGCGCGGGGATTGAAGAGCCTTAGCAGGACCGTTGCCGAACTTCGTGGCGACGGCATCGGCAAGGGCTTTGTTCTCTGCACGAGCATCTTCGGAGATCAGGCCAGCGTCGGCCATCCCGTCGATGAGCGCTTTGTGAGCGTCCATGTCTTCCGACATGCGCTGGCGACGGCGTTCCTCTCGGGATGCCGGTTTTACCTCGTCCGGTTCGAACATCTCGAACTGAGGGATCATGCCGAGAGCGCCGAGGTAGGAATCGAGGATCATCTCCTCTTCCGTGCGCTCCTGCTCATCCTTCTTCCGGAGCGCGATGACCTTTTTCATGATCTTCGTGTCGTAGCCCATGGCTTTGGCTTCGCCGTAGACATCCTTGATGTCGTCGGCGACGGTCTTCTTTTCTTCTTCGAGGCGCTCGATGCGCTCAATAAAGGCGCGGAGTTGGTCGCGGGCTACGCCGTGTGCGTTGGACATTCAGATGAACCCCTTATCCAGGGCGAGCCATTCCGGCATCGTCACCGTGACGTGCCCAGCTTGTCCTTCGTCAATTTCAAGATGCTGCTTTGGAACCCAAACGGCATTCTTCCGATCGCCATCGTCGGAGATCAGGATCGCCTTTTCGGTCTCGGCGTGCCGCATGACGGTGATGTCGACGAGGCCCGTGCTCATGCGACTTGCTCCGGCTGGGGGCCGAACACGTCGGGGCGAAGATCGTGAGGAGAAACGCCGGTAATTTTCGAGATCGCTGGAACCTTCTCGGCTGGAATGCGCCGAGCACCAGTCTCGTATCGATGCCATTGAACGCCGCTCACCCCCACGAGGGCACCGGCTGCCTCTATGCTGAGTTTGCGCTCAGAGCGCCAATGTCTGATCTTTTCCATACTGGTAAATTACCAATATGGCAATTTCTGTCAATATGGAAAATTACCAATTTGGCCATTCGGTGCAAAAGATGTCGGGCGTAGATTACCGGCATGGCAAAAGCGAAATCCGACAAGAAGCCGACCGGGATTTTCATCGAGGAATTGATGGAGATTAAGAGGCTGAAGAAGAAAGACCTGGCAGAGCGCATGGAGACCACTGACGCCACGGTCTCTCGCCTCCTCACGGGCGAGCGCGGCTTAGACCTCGACTGGTTTCATCGGATTGCCAAGGCGCTCGAAGTTCCCCTTTGGCAGCTCTTTCAACCCCCAACGCCTGAAAATCCAAAATCACCAGAGGCGGCGCTGAGATCAGCACTACTAGCTTATGGGGTTGATCAGGAAGAACTTCCTCAGGTCTTCAAAGCAATCAAGGGGTTCGTTTCTGACGTCGGCGACGAGCAATCACAATCAGGCCGTCCTCATGATCAATCTGAACCCGCCAGTCGCCCCCATGCATCAACGCCATCAGAGTAGATATTTCGGCAGCCTTGCGTTTGATAACGATCTCAGGTGCGGCCGGGGCGTCGGCGCCGGCGGCAGCGAACAATCCTGCGACGATCTCTTCGTTTTTGGTTTTGAACTTAGGTCGAATGCGATCGGCGATCCGCGACATACCCTTTCCCACCCCACGCTGAACAAGAACCAATAGTGAACAAAATATGGAGTCATTTCAAGACGCCGGCGAGCTGATATCGGCAAGCGTTTGATTCGTGAGGGTTAATATTGGGCGATCGTGATCATCTTCTCAGATTCGACATTCGCAAGGACTGCGGGGCTGATACCTACGAAATCTTCGACGTTCGCACCGGTCGGACGGTGTCTGTCGGCGGGAAGCCGCGCACCGGTCTCAAGCTCGACGAGGCCGACGTTCTGGTGGATATGCTGAACTCGGGCGATCAAGAACCGGACAAGGAAACGCTGCAATGAGCCGTAACGACGCCATCATCTCCGCCGGAGCAGTCGCTCTCTCAACGGCGGCAACGGTCGCAGCGCTCATCGCGCACCTTCGCCGTATGAGCATTCTTACAGAGTCCATGGAGCGGGAGGTTTACGAACAGGCCCTCCTGATGATCGAGGAAAGCCAGGGTGACGATGACAGTGGTGTCTTCACGGCGGCCCGGGAGCTGATCGAAGAGCATTTGAGGCCAGAACAGCGGTGAGGCGCCGGAGGAACGACGCTATCAGTGATGAGCCAGTACTCCGGTTCGTCCTTCGTCACGACGCGCCGGGGTCTTGGGCGGTGATCGACACGCATATTCCAGTCAGCCGCGAAAACCGCATTATCTACCGCGTATCAGAAGTCAGGGCTAAGCAGATCGCTGACCACCTGAACAAGGTATTCAACGATTCGAGGCGGTCAGAGATGTGACCCGCTGTAACGCAGGTTTCTTTTTCTCCCGCCCTGCCCGCCAAGTGCGGGCTTCTTTTTTGCGCGCGATTCCTGCTTATTGACGCCGCAAAAACCAAAATTACCAAAACGGCAATTTCCATATTGACATAAATTACCAATACGGTAATCTCACCTCATCGGCCGCCCCGAACACCTCGCAAGAGAAGCTCCGACGGGACGGCGACAAGATGAGGACCGGCAATGCAGCACATCGAGCAAATGAACCGCACGACCGACGCGCTCCGCTTGGCTGAGCAGGATCTGTCGAACGCGATTGCCTCAGTCCGCGGCGCACATCGCCGGGGCAAGGTCGTGACGGCCCGGAATTACCTGCGCCACCTGCGCGACGTTTACTCGCTGCAAGCGAAGGCAATCGCTCTCGGTGCCGAAGGCCCCCTCGTAGAGCCCAAGCACGAAATCTGGAAGCCTACCCCGATCAACACCGGCTGTGTCGGCATCACTGCCGAAGAGCGCGCTGCCCGTGAATGGAAGCGCATCTTCAACGGCTTCCCTTTCTGGGTCTACGCGAGCCGCGCCGGTCAATTCTCCCATCATTTTTCCATCGCTGCCGAATGAGGCCCGCCATGAAGCCCACCGAAATCTACGACGCGGCGCAGTTCGCCCGGTCGCTTTCCAAGAACCTCGATGTGGCAATGGCATTCGCCGACGCCGGCCATGATGCCGACGCCCGGTACAAGGTGCAGATCGCCCATGCGGCGTTCGCGAGCCTTGCCGATCAACTCGGCTACCGCGTCGAGAAGATCACCGCCGGCCCGGCGCGCACCCTCGCCCATGTCGATGCAGGCCGTCCGGCACCGGGAGCGAGCGCCAATGGCTGACGTCAAGACCATCCCAAAAATCCAGTGCGACAACTGCGGCGCTGTCTCGGAGAAAACAGCCCACACGATGATGGGCCGTAGCACACCAGACTACAGCAAGCCGAGCTTGTGGGGATCCTGCAAGATCGAAGGCGGTCGCTCAACCGATAGCTACGGGGGCAAAGGTCGTCTGGACTTCACCGACTTGTGCCCGTCATGCGCAAACGCTGCGATCGATGCGGCGGCAGCAGCACTGAAGTCTGCCCGAGGCGAGGATTGATCCGATGCGCGATTGTCCCGCTCACCAGTTCGGCTGCTCCTGCGCTCCCGGCGAATGCCGGTCCCGCGCCGTCGATCTTGGCAGGTTCCAGAAACGAACCGAGCCGCCCTTCCCGCCCTGCTCCCGGATTGCCCTTGCCTTTGTGGCTTGGTTCGCGGTGTCGGCGGCGATCCTCATCACCATCAACGAGCTGCGCGACTTGGACCGTCAGCAGCAACAGGAGGCACGCGTATGACCGAGAATGCTTGGCATTGGTGGCAAGAGGCTCTTGCCGGCCGGATCGGGCCGATCCATGACGGCGATCCGAAGCAGGGATACTACCGGACCCGCTTCAAGGACAAACCGTGGGAACCGGTCGCAATCTGGTTCGAGGACGGGGAGTGGCACGCACTGCGCGGCGAGCGCAAGGTTGATGCCTCCGACATATGGACCTGGTGCTGCCGGAACCCGATCACCTATGAGGCCTATACCAAGGCTATCGAAGGCGCAGGCTGGGATGACGAACCGGAAGCCCCTGCCATCGGGCACAACCTGCCGGATGATCCTTTCGAAGCTCTGCAGGTCGAGTTCGCCGCCGAGAAGGAACAAGCCGAAGCGTTCTTGAAACAGCCGATCAAGACGCAGGCCGACGCCGACCGCGCGGCGATCTGGTCTAAACGGCTCTCCACCATCGCGAAGAAGGCGACCGACCTGCACAAGGTCGAGAAGCAGCCGCACCTCGACGCCGGCCGCGCGGTTGATAACAAGTGGCGCGAACTCAAGGAAGAGCCAGACGCCCTGAGCAAAAAGCTCAAGCGCCACATGGACGATTACCTGCGCGAACAGCAGCGGATCGAAATGGAGCGCCAGCGTAAGGCCCAGGAAGAGGCCGACCGCAAGCGCCGTGAGGCAGAAGAGGCAGCACGCGCCGCTGCCCAGGTCGAAGACGAGGCGGCAGCAGCAGAGGCGAAGCGCCTTGCCGAGCAGGCGGCGCAGGCCGAGCGTGACGCGCAGGCTCGGAACATGTCCGCCGGCCGGACCGGCGCGCGTGTCGCGCTGCGCACCTTCGTATCCGCCCGGATCGTCGATTACGACAAGGCTCTCCGGGCCTTGGGCAATCATCCCGAAATGAAAGCGCTTGTCGAAACGCTTGCGAACCGCGCCGTCCGGGCCGGCGTCGAAGTGGAAGGCGTCGAGCGCTTCGAGGAGCAGAGGGCTGCCTGATGGACGATGCAACTCCCCTCACCGTCGCTGCCGTGAAGTTCAAGTGGCAGAAGGACGACAAGACCTATGACTACTTCATCCCGAATGGACTGGCGCCGCTGGTCGAGGTCGGCCGCAAGGTAGTCGTAGAGACCGCTCGCGGTGAAACCACCGTCGAGGTCGTCTCCATCAAATCCGAATCCGAAAAGGCGCAGAAGACGATCCTCCGTATCGTCCAGCCGGAAGTCGTCGATGAAGGAGAAAGCGCATGAACGCTCATGTTCCAGCACTCACCGGCGGCGGTCAGGTCATTGCCATAGTCCCTCAGACCTTCGAGGAAACCTTGCGCGTTGCGCGCGCCGTCGTCGCTTCTGGCCTAGCGCCTGCCGCGCTGGTCGGGAAGCTCACCGGAGATGATGCTGCGGCGGCCGTCGACGTCGCCATCATGTCCGGCGCCGAGCTTGGCCTCA